CGAGCCGACCACTGGCCCGCTTTGCCACCTTTGGTGCCAGCCATAATGCGGTTCTTCAGCCGCTCCCGCAACGCAGGCTTACTGTAAGCCATTATCGGCTGCGGCGCTTAACCTTACCGTACTCGCGTCGCTGTTCTGCCTTGGATTCGCTGCGCTCATGACGGGCACCCTCAGCAGGACGACCATACTTATCAACAGCATAACCCTTACGAGTCCAATACTGGCCCGACCGCTTCGCCTTATCAGCAGCCTGCTTCTTCAGACGTGCATCACGCAAACGCTCAGGACGGTCACTCCTATCGGAATTACTGTTACGCGACATCCCAGCCTCCGACATCGCAATCGCCACAGCCTGACGACGCGACCGCACAACCTTACCACCCTTACCAGAATGCAAAGTCCCCGCCTTAAACTCCCGCATCACCTTCGCAACCTTCTTCTTACCGCGCATGGCTTGTCTCCGCCTATTGTAATGGATGTTATTCACACAATAACAGTAAGGTACTTAACCCACAACCATCTCGGCTTCGCTACCGCTACGCCGAAACCCACCAGTAACCCCGACCCCCCCCTATATCCCCCCCAATCGTTCCCTAAAAAATTGGAACACCACAACAAATAATATGGAAAACGTCCTAGACCCCCGCCAAGAAAAATATCTGAACTGGCTCTGCACGCCAGCGCCTATGCGCGAACCATCCTCGCAAGAGAAGTATGCTGCCGCCGAGGGTGTTGATGTGACCACTCTCAGGCGCTGGCAGAAGAAGCCGCATTTTAAGGCGGAATGGGCAAAACGTATTGAGGACCTGCAAGGGTCCCCCGAACGTACACAGAAACTGTTGGATTCGCTATACGAGAAGGCGTTGGGCGGAGACAACAAGGCAGCCCAACTGTATCTTCAGGCAACCAACAGGTTGGCCCCCACCCAAGTGACTGTGGAACACAAGCAGTCCCTGAAGGAGATTACGGATGAGGACCTTGATGCGCTGATTGCTCAGCATGCTTTGAGCGAGAAGAAGATTCGGTCCGAGGTGCGCCAGTTCTCTGAGGAACTGCGCGACTTATAGTGGGGGCGCTTATTGAGTGTCCTTTGTGCGGGTGCGAGTATCCGCCAGAGGCGACACGTTGGCTTTGCCCGCAGTGTCGTAATAAAGATAATTGTTGCGAAGGAGAACCTGCCCGTTTCAGGGATTATGGCGACAACGATTAACGACTACATGTTCACGTCGCTGGCTGCGCTGCACCCAGAGGTGACCAGTCCGACGTTGGGTGATTTGCTGTATGCGGAGAATCTGTCGCCGCGTCTCGGGTCGTTGACGTACTATACGGCGGCGGGTGCGACGGGTACAACGTGGGCGGATGCCGCATATTCGTATTGGTCTGACCCCGATTATTCGGTTTTTAATATGGAACTTGAGGATGGGAACGACCTGCTATTGGAAGATGGCAGTTTCATGTTGATGGAGGCTGGCAATGTCTGACCTGAAGATTTCTCAACTGACCGCACTAGCGGCGGTGGATGTTGCGTCTACCGATGTGCTGCCGATTGTTGACACGTCGGCTACGACCACGAAGAAGATTACGGCTGCGGATGTGGCGACGTATGTTGCGGGGACGTCGGACATTACGACTCCGCTGGCGGGGAAGGTTTCGGCGTCGCTGGTTGACGCCAAGGGTGACCTGCTGGTTGGGTCGGCTGACAATACGGTGGTTCGTCTGGCGGTGGGTACGAACACGTATGTGCTGACCGCCAACAGCAGCGCAACCTATGGTGTGGAATGGGCTGCTGTCCCTGCGTCGGCTTCCGATTCCGAGAACGCTATTGTTGCTGGCGCAGTATTTTCGTAACCCCGAGGAACGACTGGAGAACTATTAGATATGGCTACGTTCAGCAAGATTACCCTTAGCGGCTCCACCGATGGTCGCCCCATCAAGGTCGCCGCGACGGCGACCCCTGGCACGACGATTCACACGGGGTCCTCAACGGCTACGACCTATGACGAGATTTGGCTGTACGCCCAGAACACGGACACGACGAGCCGTAAACTGACGATTGAGTGGGGTGGCACCTCCTCGCCTGATGACCTGCTGGAACTGACGGTCACCGCCGAGTCGGGTCTGGTGCTGGTGGTCCCTGGTCTGGTCATTAAGGGTAATGCTTCTGCCGCGCTGGTGGTGAGGGCGTTTGCTGCTACGGCGAACGTGCTGACTATTGCGGGGTATGTGAACCGCATCACCGCGTAGTTGGGGGCGCGCTGTGTCGCGTTTTGATGTACGAGAGCGGGTGTCTACCTATGTAGGTAACTGGATGCCCACAGGAGACGAGTACGTTTTGCCGCCGCTGACGGTGGACTATCTCGTTGTTGCTGGCGGTGGCGGTGGCGGTTCGGGCAACGAGGGTGCTGGTGGTGGTGGCGCAGGCGGCTACCGCACGTCTGCTGGAACATCTGGTGGTGGCGCATCTGCGGAAACCGCAATCACTGGCACCGTCTCAACTAACTACACGGTCACGGTTGGGGCTGGTGGAAATGGCGGTGCCGACAACTCTGAGTTGAGAGGTACCAGCGGAAATAACAGCGTGTTTTCTTCCATTACCTCTACTGGTGGCGGCGCAGGCGGCGCTTCTGGCACCACTACAGAATTTAATGGGGTAACTGGTGGCTCTGGTGGTGGCGCATCAAGAACGGGTACTGCGGGTAGCGGAACAGCAAATCAAGGTTATGCTGGAGGAACTGGCAACGTGGGAACGGCCAATAATGGCGGTGGCGGTGGTGGCGGTGGTGCTAGTGCCGCTGGTACAAACGGCACCGCGGGAACCTCTGGAAATGGTGGGGCGGGCGTGGCTTCGTCTATTACTGGTTCGTCGGTAACTCGCGGTGGCGGTGGCGGTGGTGGCATGGACTCAGCAGTTGCCACGGCGGGTAGTGGGGGAAGCGGCGGTGGTGGCGCTGGAGGTGGAACTTCCAATGACACACCTGCTGGCGACGGCTCTGTGAATACTGGTGGAGGTGGCGGCGGGTCGGGTCACCGAACGACTGGCACCGCGCGTCCTGGTGGCGCGGGAGGCTCGGGTGTGGTCATCCTCAAGTACCCCGACGCTTACACAATCACCATCGGTGCTGGTTTGACTGGCTCAACGGCAACGGATGGTTCGTCTAAGGTGACTACTTTTACCGCTGGCACTGGTAACGTGAGTTGGGCGTTGTAGTTATGGCTTTTTCTGGCAAGCGGACACGGGTGTCGTCGTACATCAAGGACTGGATGCCCACAGGCGACGAGTTGCCGCTGGTAACCGTTGAGTATCTAGTTATCGCTGGGGGTGGCGGAGGTGGTCACGACACAGGCGGTGGTGGTGGTGCAGGTGGTTATCGCACTTCATCCGTGGACTGTTCGCCATCAACAAACTTTTCCGTAGTTGTTGGAGCGGGTGGCGGGGGCGCAACAACAACTAGTGCAAGTGGCTCGCAAGGCGGAACAAGCACATTCAGCACCGTTGATTCGGCGGGTGGCGGTGGCGGTGCAACGCAGGGTGTTGCGGCTGGAAGCGGTGGCTCGGGTGGCGGCGGCAATAGAAGCAATAACGGTTCTGGCAATACTCCTTCTACGTCGCCATCACAGGGCAATAACGGCGGCACGTCTTGCAGCACTTGTTCAGGAGCAGGCGGTGGCGGAGCAGGTGCTGCTGGAGACAACTCAACGAGCAGTAGTGCTGGAGGCAACGGTGGCAACGGTTCGGCGTCAAGTATTACTGGAACTTCTGTAACTCGCGCTGGTGGCGGTGGGGGTGCTGGCAATACGACCACCAGCGGCGGTTCTGGCGGTGGGGGTAGCGGTTCTGGAAACTTTGACCCAGGAACCAATACTGCGGGAACGGTCAATACTGGTGGCGGCGGTGGGGGAGGAAGTCCGAGTGCTGCAAACCGTTCTGGTTCGGCTGGCGGCTCGGGCGTCGTCATCCTGCGTTATCCGAACACGTACACCATCACCATCGGCGCTGGTCTGACTGGCTCGACGGCGACTGACGGTTCATACAGGGTGACCACCTTTACGGCTGGGTCTGGGAATGTGTCGTGGACGCCTGTCACACAGTTCTCGGTGGACTATCTGGTGGTCGCAGGTGGCGGCGGTGGCGCCTACGACAACGGCGGCGGCGGCGGTGCGGGCGGTATGCGTTCCACGGTGACTGCAACTGGCGGCGGTGGTTCACTTGAGTCGGCGCTGAGTGCTAGTACGGGTAGCAGTTACACGGTGACCGTTGGCGCAGGTGGTACGGGTCTTAGCACCAATGTTGCGGCCACGAATGCAAACGGAAATAACTCGGTGTTTAGTACGATTACCTCAACTGCTGGCGGTGGTGGAGGTTGCCAGAACGCAACCAACCCCGCTGGTGCAACTGGCGGTTCTGGCGGCGGAGCGGGGGCTACGGCGAGTTATTCGGGTGGCTCGGGTACCGCAAATCAAGGGTACGCAGGTGGGCAGCAAGGGTCGGTTGGCACAGGTAGGGCAGGTGGCGGTGGTGGCGCAAGTGCGGCAGGAGGCAACGGCAACAACAATGTGGGTGGTGTTGGCGGCGCGGGTGTCGCTACGAGCATCACGGGGAGCAGCGTCACTTATGCGGGCGGCGGTGGCGGCGGTGGCGGTGGCACGGGTCAGACGCCACAGTCACTTGGAGGTACGGGCGGCAGCGGTGGTGGCGGTCGCGGAGGCTCGGAAGACCAAGGAGCGGCTGTTGCTGGTACCGCCAATCTTGGTGGCGGTGGCGGTGGCGGTTCTGGCGCTGGTACCGTTGCTACCAGAACGGGTGGCAACGGCGGCTCGGGTGTCGTCATTCTGAAGTTCCCCGACACGCGCACCATCACGGTCGGCGCAGGACTTACCTCGTCGTCCTCAACTTCTGGCGGCTACACGGTCGTCACTTTCACCGCTGGCACGGGCACCGTGTCGTGGGCATAGTAGATTAGGAGCAACTTATGGCACATTACGCACTACTCAACGGCAACACCGTCGCCCAAGTCATCACGGGCGTGGATGAGACGGTCACCCAGACCGACACCGATGGCACCGTCGTTGGTGGCTCGTCGGAGGCGTGGGAGTCGTTCTACGCGGCACGTTTCCCTGGCCACACCTGCAAGCGGACCTCCTACAATGGGAATATTCGCAAGAACTATGCGGGCATCGGCTACATCTTTGACGCCGACCGCGACGCCTTCATCCCACCCCAGCCATATCCGTCGTGGCTGCTTGATGAGGAGACTTGTCGTTGGGAGCCGCCGACTCCGTATCCGTCTGACGGTGAGCGTTATGTGTGGAATGAGAACAAGCGTGAGTGGGAGCAGGTGGTTGTGCATGACGAAGCGTGATAAGCAGACAGTCCAGCGGATGCTGGAGTCGTGGGCGAAGGTGTTTGTCGCCGCCATTCTGACCGCATATATGTCGGGTGTCACAAGTCCGCTGATGCTGGTGAATGCTGGTTTGATTGCGGTGCTGCCCGTGATTGTGAATTGGCTGAACCCGAAATACAAGGGTTACGGTAGACTGCCCAAGTCTAAGGTGCGTAAGTCAGTCCGATAAGTTCGCAGTCTCCTGACTGCGAGTTAGGAGATGTGATGTCCGCGTTTCTGGTTGCCCTGTTTGCGTTGTTTGGGTTTCTTCCGATTGACCACTATCCAGAGATGTGTGTGGAGTGGGGTCGGGTGACGGGTCGTTTGGCGTTGACACGCGAGGAGCGTGACACGGTGCATCGCATTATGTGGCGTGAGTCGCGCTGTATGCCGTCGGCGTTTAATCCCAAGGACCCGAATGGTGGGAGTATTGGGTTGATGCAAATTAACATGTTTTGGTGTAAGCCGTCCCGCTGGTCCACCGAGGGCTGGTTGCAGTCTCAGGGTGTGTTGCGGTCGTGTGATGATTTGTTTGACCCCCAGGTGAATATGGATGCGTTTAAGGCGATTTATGATTATGGGGTTGACCGTCATGGTGACGGTTGGGGGCCTTGGCAGCCGTGAATCTAGAGGAGTTGCTGCAGGAGAAGCAGTGGCGGCAGTGTCGCGGTCCCGAGGATGCGTCGCCTGAGCAGTTGGCTGAGGCGTTTGCTTTTTTCTGTTCTGAGTATTGGTATATCAAGCATCCTGAGCGGGGTCGTATTAAGTTTGCTTTGCGGCCAGCCCAACATGAGTCGGTTCTGAAGTGGTTGGATAACCGTTATTCGCTGGTCCTGAAGGCCCGTCAGATTGGGTTTTCCACGTTGGGTGCGGCGTATGCGTTTTGGTTGACGTTTTTTTGGTCCGACCGTTTCGTGGTCATGCTGTCGCGCACGGAACGTGAGGCGATGAAACTGTTGCAGAAGTCCAAGTATGGCTACAAGTTTTTGCCGTTTTGGATGAAGGACCGTGGCCCAAAGTTGACGACCGACCACCAGTTGCGGATGACGTTTGATAACGAGTCTTCCATTGAGTCGCTGCCGTCAGGTAATGACCCTGCGCGTGGTGAGTCGGTGTATTTGGTGATTGTGGACGAGATGGCATTCCTGCCGAATCCTGAGGAGGCGTGGGCGTCCATTGAGCCGATTGCGGACGTTGGCGGCCGCGTCATCTGTCTCAGCACTGCAAACGGTTCGGGCAACTTCTTTCACAATCTGTGGGTTGGCTCCCAGATGGGGGCCAACCAGTTTTACGGTATTTTTTATCCGTGGTCCGCTGACGGTGAGCGTGGCGAAGACTGGTATGCGGTCAAAGCCAAGAATATGGTGCCGTGGCAGTTGCATCAGGAATATCCGCGTTACCCCGAAGAAGCGTTCATCAAGTCGGGCAACCCCGTGTTTGACCTTGCGATGCTGGAGGAGATTCCCGTTGAGGACGGTGAGCGCGGATATTTGCATGTGTATTCGCATGGCGACTACGAGTTTCGTGATACGCCCGACGGCGAATTTGAGGTGTGGGAGTTTCCCGACCCGTCCAAGGTGTATGTGATTGGGGCGGACGTGGCCGAAGGTTTGGCTCACGGCGACTACAGTTCCGCTCACATTATTAACGCAACGGACGGTTGGGTGTCCGCCCATTGGCATGGCCATATGGAACCCGACCTGTTTGGCGAACTGATGGCCCATTTGGGTTGGTGGTATAACCTTGCGCTGGTTGGTATTGAGAACAACAACCATGGTTTGACCGCCCTGAAGGCTGCACAGAAACTGGGATACAAGAATCTGTATCGTCAACGCCGACTGGGGTTGGTACGCCCCGAGGCCACCGAGATGTTGGGGTGGCGGACCACCGTTTCGTCCAAGCCGCTGGCTATTGACGAACTGAATGCCGCTATGCGCAACTCGGACCTGCTGATTTCCTGCGGGAAGACGGTGGCGGAACTAAAGACGTTTGTGCGCAAGCCAAACGGCAAGATGCAGGGCAGCCCGTATGACGACAGGGTTATCAGCGTGGCGATTGCCAATCAGATGCTGAAATATGTGTGGTTGCCCGAGTATCGGGGTGATTCGTCGGTCCCAAAGAACTCGGTTTTGTGGTGGGAGCAGCACCTGTTTCATGGGGTAAACGAGGCTAAATTGCCGATTGGCAGCCATAACGTGCGGCTTCGCCGCTTCTAGGAACGATGACGGCATATTTGTATGGAGATTGTGTGCGATTCGTGTCAGAATACGTTTGTTTCCGACGAAATGCCTCGTCGGGGGCCGCGTTGCTTTAGATGCCACGTTCGTAGCGTCAATCTGGGGTTCACATACGGCAAGGAAGATTTCCACGGTCCTACGATTCGGGAGCGTCAGGAAAAGACCGTTTCCGATGCCAAAATTAACGGCTATAACCCCGAGCCAGTTGGGACGCGCTGGGTGTAGTCATGGAGGCTGTGTGGGTGCCGTTGGCTGTTGCGGTTATTGGCGGCCCCATTGTGGCGCTGTTGCAAATGTTGCGCCACGAAAACACGAAGCAGCATGGTGAGTCGCGTCAACTGTTGGAGCGTGTGGCTGACAAGGTTGATGCTGTTGGCACTAAGTTGGATGACCATATTGGTTGGCACAAAGGGCGTGGTAGATAATGGCTAGGAAGTCTGCGGCGGACCGTCTCAAGCAGTATCAGCAGCGGCTGGATGCGTCTAAGCGTTGGCGCAAAGAGGACGGGTACGACGCCGTGTGGCGTCGGCTGATTGACCTGTATCGCGGTCGCCATTACGAGCATTACAGCAACGAAGACAGGCTGCTGGTCAATATTGTTTTCTCAACGGTGAACGTGATTGCGCCTGCGATTGCGGTGAACCATCCGAAGATTACGGTGAATGCGGTTAATCCCGAGAACGCCCCGAACGCGGTCATTGCTGAGGCGGTTGTGAATTATTGGTGGAAGAAGCGGGATGTTCGCACCGAGTTCCGTCGCGCCGTCAAAGACTTCCTGATTTGTGGTCACGGTTGGATTAAGGTCGCCTACAGGTTTATTGAGCGGGAAGTCATCCCCGACGAGGGGGACCCTGCTGCCGATGCTGATGGCAACGAGGCAACGCCCCAGACGGTGATTCTTGAGGACAGCCCGTTTGCTGAGCGGGTGTCTCCGTTTGATGTGTTTGTTGACCCCGATGCGACTTCTATGCGGGATGCGCGGTGGATTGCGCAGCGTATCCGCCGCCCGATTGCGGATGTTCGCAACGACAAGCGTTACTCCAAGGCAGGTCGTGACGCCGTTCAGGTGATGGCTATTAGCCGTTATGCGGATGACCCGTCGCAGCGCAAGATTCGCGACAAGAACGAGGGCTATGCGGAGATTTGGGAGTTTTACGACATTGCCGACAACATGATGTGCGTGTTTGCGGAAGGGGCTGACGGTTTTCTTGTGAAGCCGATTCAGATGCCATTTGCGTTCGGTCACCCGTTCGTGATGGTTCGTAACTATGACGTGCCCGACCAGTTTTATCCGATTGGTGACCTTGAGGCGATTGAGCCACTCCAGAAGGAACTGAACGAAACCCGTACGCAGATGATGAATCATCGCAAGCGGTTTGCGCGCAAGTATCTGTATAAGGAGTCGGCCTTTGACCAGTTCGGGCGTACGGCTCTGGAGTCAGACGAAGACAACGCGATGGTGCCTGTTATTTCGGATGAGCCGCTGAACAATGTGGTGACGCCGATGCCTGCGATTATTAACCCGCCCGAGTTTTATGAGCAGTCGGCGCTGATTACGAACGACATTGACCGCATTTCGGGTGTCACCGAAATTCAGCGTGGCGCCACCTCCGAGATTCGCCGCACCGCCACCGAGTCGGCCCTGCTGCAGGATGCTGCGAATGCCCGTACGGCTGACAAGTTGGCGGTTGTGGAGTTGGTGTCCGCCGAGGTTGGTAAGCGGCTGATTTCGCTTGCCCAACAGTTTATGACGGGTGAGCAGGTGGCTCGTATCATGTCCAAGCAGGGTGAGCCTGTGTGGGTGCAGTTTGACCGCGAGTATCTGGCTGGCGACTTTGACTTTGAGGTTGCGGCTGGTTCTACCCAGCCGATGAACGAGTCGTTCCGTCGTCAGATGGCGCTTCAGATGGTGGACGCAATGTCTCCGTTCGCAGGGGCGGGGGTGGTAGATATGCGCAAGTTTGCTGCTTACGTGCTGCAATATGGGTTCGGGGTGAAGAACCCTGACCAGTTTATGATGGAGCAGCCGATGGCTCAGCCGCAGGGCATGGCTGGCGGGCCTGCGCAACTTGGCGCGGCTGCTGCCGCTCCCGCCCCGACCCCCGAGGAGCAACTTGCTGAAATGATGCGTGGCGGGCCCCAGCCCGCCGCATTCCCCGAACCTTCGGCGGTACCTCTCCCTTCCTAGGGAACGACTTTCTCTAAGGGTGAGAGCAACCCCTAGGACTCTTGGAGAATTATGAGCGAGAATATCGCAACCCCGTCCGCAGCGGAACCCGTCGTTGGGTCAACCGAGAATGTTGGTACGGATACCACAGCATCGGAAACACCTATTCTGTCTGTTGACGAGTACGCCAATTATGTCGTACCTGTCAAGTTGGATGGTGAGGAACTGCAAGTTCCACTTTCCGAGGCGATTGCTGGCTACCAGCGTCAGGCCGATTACACGCGCAAGACTCAGGAACTGGCCCAGCAGCGAGAGCAAATGCAGTTCGCTGCCGCCATTCAGAGTGCCCTTGAGCGTGACCCCGAGGCGACCATTGACCTACTCACTAGGCATTATGGTATTTCTCGGGCCGAGGCCCGTGCTGTCGCTGCCGAGGTTGAGGATGTTGAGTCGCTTGACCCCCAGGAGAAGCGGCTGCGTGAACTTGACCAGCGAATCGCCTCGTTTGAGGACTTTCAGTCACAGCAGCAGATTGAGCGAGAAGTCGCCCGTCTGCAGTCCAAGTATTCCGACTTTAATGTTGCTGAAGTAGTGCAGGCGGCCCTGAAGGCCAATAGCGCGGATTTGGAAGGGACGTACAAGCAGTTGTCCTACGACAAGATTCAGCAGCAGAGACAGTTGGAGTCGCAGGCGAAGGAGCGTCAGCAGTCTGCTGAGAAGCAGGTTGTTGAGGCGAAGCGGCAAGCGGCAGTTGTGTCTGGTGGGTCGTCGGCTACGGCGTCCACCACGACGGAGACTGCGGAGCCGATTCGTTCCATTTCCGAGGCGTGGGCCGCTGCGAAGCGGCAACTGAATGCCGAACTGTAATATTCATCATCTCTAGACTTTTAGGAGAAATTCGCAATGTCAAACGCTAACTTTGACGCGCTGCTCAGCACGACGCTGGCGAACTACCGTGACCAACTCACGGACAACGTGTTTAATGCGCGTCCTCTCACCTACTTCCTCATGGACAAGGGCCGCATTCGCATGCTGAATGGTGGCACCAAGATTGTTGAGCCGCTCATCTACGGCGAGAACGGCACCGTGGCTTCCTACTCGGGTTACGACACGATTTCGCTGACCGCTCAGACTGGCATCACTGCCGCCGAGTACGACTGGAAGCAGTACGCTGCGTCCATCGCCATCTCGGGCATTGAGGAGGCCAAGAACAACGGCGAGCAGCAGATTATCAACCTGCTTGAGGCCAAGATTATGCAGGCTGAGGAGTCCATGCGCGAGGGCTTTAACGCGATGTTCTTCGCGGATGGCACGGGCAACTCCAGCAAGGACTGGAATGGTCTGGGCAATCTGGTTGAGGCTTCGGGCACCGTTGGTGGGATTAACCGTGCGACCGCTGGTAACGAATACTGGCGCTCGTACGAGGAGAACACCGCTGGTGCGCTCACGCTTGCCTACATGAACACCGCGTACAACACGGTGTCGGTTGGCAACGACCACCCCGACATGATTCTGACCACCCAGACGCTGTACGAGAAGTACGAGGCGCTGCTGGTCCCGAATCTTCGCTACACCGACACCAAGACGGCTGACGCTGGTTTCCAGAACCTGCTCTTTAAGGCTGCTCCCGTGGTGTTTGACGTGGACTGCACGGCGGGTGTCATGTATTTCCTGAACAGCAAGTACCTGACGCTGGTTGGTCACACGGGCAAGTGGTTTGCGCAGACGGAGTTTGTCCGTCCCGAGAACCTTGACGCTCGGTACGCCCTCATTATGTGCTACGGCAACCTCACTTGCCGTAACTGCAAGAAGCAGGGCAAACTGACCGCCAAGACGGCCTAAGGTTAGTAATCGTTTGGGGGGCGGGGTGTCATGCCCCGCCCCCCAAACGCCAATCTAAGGAGTAGTTGTGCCACAGTATTACCGTGTTCTGGACAACGGTCAGCAGCCACCCAAGAGTGGCGGCCACCCCTCCAAGGGGCTGAAGCCTCGTTATGGTTCGGAAGGTAACCGTAATACTGCTGGCAATATCCCGTCTCCGCCCCCCAAGTATCCGTCTGCGCCGAAGAAGGGTGGCTATAAGCCGCTGAAGTCGGCTGCTGCGGAGGCGACTCGTCGGGAGTTTGTGCGCGCTGAACTGCGCAAGCAGGGCATGAAGCCCAAGAAACAGGGTCGTTCAGAGGCCGAGAAGGCTGCTCGCGCGAAGGCCCGTAAGAAGTATGGTCGTCAGCAGGCGCGTAAGCGTGGTGCCGCATATACGGTTGCGTATATTTCTGGTATGGAGGGCGAAGGTCGCTGATGGCTGGTCGCGGCGGGGACGACTGGTACAACCAGCCGCAACGCACGATTACGAAGAAGGAGATTCTTCGCGATATTGCGCTGCCTCGCGTGGGTGAAACTCAAGGCGCTTTTGTGAAGGGTCAGTTGGGCGCATTGGACGAGGGTGAGCGCGGTGTTCTGAACGCGACTAATACGCAGATTGCTCGTGCAGTCCTGATTGACTTTTACCGTCAATGGAAGTCTAAGCAGAACAGGATTCGTAGAAAGTAGGAGTTATGGCTGACGTAAATGACATTGTGAATCAGGTTCTGAATGCCCTGAGCAAGGATGGCGGCAAGAAGGTTGCCCCGCGCCGTCGGAGCAACGACGGGCGGCTGATACCTGGCGGCAAGAAGGTTGCCCCGCGCGGTAGGAGGGGTGGTAAGGCTCCGCGTACCCGCGTTCAGCAGTTCCGTGACCGTGAGCGTCGGTCGTTTATGGACAACTACCAGTATGACAGCGAGATGGGGATGAAGCGTGATGTTCCTCCTGTCGGTGGGCAGTATCGTAGTTGGAACAAGGCGGTAAAGATTCAGGCTGACATTGACCGCAAGACGGGTGGCAAGAAGTATCGCCGTCGCCCGTCACGTCTTGAGTTTAAGTCCCCAAATCGTAGCGTGAAGCCCAAGCCGCGTCGGAAGGGTATTTAATTATGGCTCGTCGTAAGCCCGAGTCCGTGTGGGGAGACATGGGCAAAGAGTTGTTTAAGCGTCTTGTTGCCGAGGGTGTGGAGCGTGGTGCTGCCCGTACCCGCAGCAACGCTCTGCGGAAGGCAATCGTGCAGAGTCTTGACGAGGTTAACAAAAAGCAGTGGGATGTGCTGTATTCGTCTGGCGCTGCCAAGAAGGCTGCGGGCAGGGAGTTTTCGCGGTCGGAGCGGCAGGCGATGGGTCGGTTTGCGGAGCGTGCTATGGCTGGTGGGCGTAATGCGCCCGAGTCGCTGCGTCGCATTAAGCCGAGCGAGTTTAAGCGTCGCGCCAAGGTGGGCGGCTATGAGGAGGCTTCTGTTCAGCGTGCTGCTCAGCGTGCCGCCGAGAAGGCTGCGAAGGCTCGTGGCCCTCGTTCTGGTGCCGCGACTGAGGCTCAGCGTCGGTTCCGTCGCACGGAGCGTGTTACCGATGTCAAGGCGCGTGAACGCATTGCTAAGAGTCGTCGCACGACGGAGCAGTGGAAGTCTGGTCGTGGGAAGAAAAAGGGCGATAAGCGTTAATTATGGCTCGTTCGCGAAATGTTCAGGATGATATTCTTAAGGCGATTCTGAAGGCGATTCGCCAGACTAAGCCGACGAAGGCTGCCCGCCAGATTCCGACTAGCAGAATTCCAAGTGGTGCCAGTAAGGCTGCTCGTCAGATTCCGACCAGTAGGCCGAATTCTCTTCTGCAGCGTGGCGGTCGTGCCGTACCCAAGAGGTCGGCTAAGATGGAGGAACTGGGCGAAAAGGCCGCTAAGCGGGCGAAGGCCGAGAATGTGCTTAATGCGTCCAAGGCGCGTACGCTGCGCCGCCAGCGTCGTGGCGCAAGCATGGTTAACAAATCGCTGAGGCAACTGGAGCGCGAGGAAGCCACGATGGCTGGCAAGGCTCGTAAGGGTCAGCGTAAGCCGACCAAGCAGGAGCGGGTTAATGCTGGTAAGAAGTCGGCTGCCCGCGAATTGTCTCTGCGCGATACGTTTAAGAACAAGTGGAAGAATCCGCAGTCGGTGAGTTCTAAGATTCGGCAGTTGCGTGACCAAAGCAAGAAGTAGGCGCCCTAGCCGCAATAACAAACAAGGGAATTTTGACGATTATTTGTCGTTTCTCATGGGGAAGACCCCAGTTGTCTCTGCCCCAGTTGCCCGCGCAAATGCGGTAAGAATGAATTTGCAGGCTGCATTGACCAAGGGTCTTCCAAAGGCTTATCAAAATTTGGCTGAATTTTTTGTTCCAGTTGATGAGGCCGAGAACATTGCCAAAGGCAAGAATGTGCTGGGAAATGCGGCTTTGGCTAGCCTGTATTTTTCTAAACCTTGGCAACTGGGGGGTAAGGCGGCCGTTAAGGGGATTAAGCCTTTGATGGCTACTGCTGCACAGATTCGGGCTTTGCTGCGCCTACAGGGGATGGATAGTCTCGGTTAACGGGAACATACCCCTTATTGGTGTATGAACACACCAGTAAATGCGGTTCCGCAGGGCGCTTACTACGGTAAGCCAGTATTTCACAAGCGTGCAAGTCAGATTGACGGGTCCACCCTGTCCACTGGCGGCATGCCCTATGAGGGCCGTGACGGCAAGTGCAAGGCAAACGGGGACACCTGCGAGGGTTTCGCCATCAAGGGGTCCGAGTTTTGCGTCGGTCATACTCGCGGCAAGGCGAAGGCTGCCGTCAAGGAGAAGGCTGAGTAATGGCGTATGTGAATATGACGGCCACGTCGCTGCGGCAAGCCGTGCGCGACATTGTGGACCTTGACGAGGAGGACCTGCCCAACACGCTGCTGAACCTGTATATCCGTGACGGCTACTACAGGATTCTGGATGTTGATAAGCGGTGGCCGTTTCTGGAGAAGTCGTTTACCTTTAGCACGGTTGCCAACCAGAGGGGTTACACGATTTCGGCGTTTACCGCCGACCCGATTTCGCAGGTTGTGTCCATTGTTGACAATAGCGGTGTCGGGTTGCGGCTAGACATGATTGGTTATGACGAGGGTGAGCGAACTTATATTGGTTCGTATGACACGTCGGCTGACCCGCTGTTTTATTCGGTGTGGGAGGGCAAGATTCATCTGTGGCCGAAGCCGAACAATGTGCGCACGCTGACGGTGCGCGCTTACAGGGAGCCGATTGACTGGCAGACGACTGGCGGTGACGTGGATGCGGCTCCGTCGCTGCATTTCCCGTTGGTGTATTATGCGTGCAGCCGCGTGTATCAGCGTCTTGAGGACGCCCAGATGGCGTCTGTCTACAAGAATGCGTTTGATGAGGGTGTGTCGCTGGCGCGTGCCAACATTCAGAAGCCGACTTCGCATGTGAACATGGTGCTGTCGGGTGGGCGGACGGCTGGCCGTCCGACGTTTAATGGTTGGTTGCAGAATCTTGGGCGGACGCTCGGACAGTAGTTATGGCTCTGCAGATTTATCAGCAACAGGATTTTACTGGTGGCCTGAACTTCAGGGCCGACCAGTTTCAGTTGGCTGATAACGAGTCGCCCGACATGAAGAATGTGGAGATTGACCCTCGCGGCGGTCTGTTTAGCCGTGGCGGTATGGAGCGCATTAACACGACGGCCGTTTCGGGTACTTGGTCTCCGAAGATGCTGCATTCTTTTTATGGGGCTACGCCCCGTGTGATGCTGGGGACTGGCGCCAAGATTTATCAGTCAACTGGCGGCAACTTTACGGCGCTCGCATATTCGGTGGGCAACGACATCGCGGTAAGCAATACCGCTGGGCCGTCGTTCGCGAACTGGGGCACCAAACTGTATATGGCTACTGGTATTAATGGTGCTAGCAGTTATTCGTGGGTTACTACCGACACCTATGCGACGGCTATTCCCGTGTTGACAAATAGCACTTGGAATAACAACTACAACAGTCCAGGTTCTAATCGTTTTCCGCGCGCCAACTATCTGGCTGTCCACAACAACAAGATGTTTGCTGCTGGTATTCATCTGAATGGCGCCGAGTATCCGAATCGCCTGTATTGGTCGCATGAGGATGAGCCGACGGATTGGGCGGCGGATGACTACATTGAGATTAACGCTGGTGGTTCTGCCATCAACGCCCTTGCGGTTGTTCAGGGCACGTTGGTCATCTTTAAGACCAACGCCATCTTTGTGCTGTTTGGTTATGACTCCGACGATTTCCGTCTGGTAGAGATTGCCAACAACCTTGGCGCCTCGTACCACTATTCGGTAGCACAAACCGAGGATGGCGTCTATTTTTATTCGGCTCCCGAGGGCCTGTTCTTTTATGACGGTGTATCCATTCAGGACAAGTTCTCGGCCCTGAGACCCGCACAGGACCTTGGGTATATCAACTCGCAGTATCCCGACAAGATTTTCGTGTCGTGGGTTCGTCGCCGTGTGTGGATGTCTGCGCCATATTCCAAGACGACGACGGTCACGAACGCGACCGTCAATTTCGTGTATGACCCGTCAATCGGGAGCAATGGGGCGTTCACCAAGTTTGATACCGCCGACGGTTATGGCCTGTATCGGGGATGCGACTTCACGGATGCATCCAACAACAACCTGCATCTCATGACCCATCCCATTCAGGCGCGTGTTCTCAAGGTTGACCTGTTTGCCAACGAGACGGACAACATCACTGGAAGCAACGTGAACTTCACCAGTTACTACAGAACCAAGTGGTTTGACGGTGGTTCATATATGCAGAAAAAGATGTTTCGCCGCCCAGACTTCGTGGTTAAGGAGCCGTTGGTTTCGCAGGTCATCAGCATCAGGGTGTACCACGACTTTAAGGATGGCGACGGCGAAGAGCAAAAGAACTTTGACCTGACGCTTGCGCCGCCTCCAGGCGGCATTATTTGGGGTACCGACACGTGGGGCGACACGTGGGGGTCGGGTGTCGTCTCATCGGATGTGGTGATTGGCAAGAATCTTGGACTGGCCCGCACTGTCCAAATGGAGTTCACTGGCCCCGAAGGCAAGTCTTGGGGCATCAACAGTATCGGTTACAAGTTCCAGCCCCGCAGGGTGAAAGGCTAGACAATGGCAACTCTTACGATTCCTAATACGTTCGTTAACGGCACGACGGCTGTCGCCACCGAAGTCAACGCCAACTTTACGGCGGTCAAGACGTTCGCGGAAGGCATCTCGGCTGGC